GAATGCGGTGAACAGTGTGTCGTTCCAGCCGGACTTGGTGTGGATTAAATCACGGACACCGGGCGTTACAAACCATGCGCTGTTCGACTCTACACGGGGAACTACGAAATATCTATCATCCAACACAACGACAGCAGAAACCACACTTGCACAGAGTTTGACTGCATTCAATGCGGACGGCTTCAGTCTTGGGACGGATACCACGCTGGTCAATGCAAATGCGAACTCGTATGTGGCATGGCAGTGGAAGGAGAGTATTACTGCTGGGTTGGATATTGTTTCTTATGCTGGAACGGGCGTAGATAGGACAGTTGCTCACAACTTGGGGGTTGCGCCTGCAATGATTATTGTCAAGCGGTCACAGACTGGCGCTACGAGCAACTGGCAGGTGCGCCACACGTCGATTGCTGCGGCAAATAGCATTCAGCTTAATTTACCAAACTTGTCCGCCGTTGCTACAACTGTTTGGGCAAGCACGGCACCCACATCAAGTGTGTTCACTGTTGGTACATCTACGGATGTTAACGCCTCTGGAATTAGTTACGTCGCTTATTGCTTTGCTGAAATTGCAGGGTTTAGTAAGTTTGGCAGTTACACGGGGAATGGATTGGCTGATGGGACATTTGTGTTCTGCGGGTTCAGGCCAAAATTGGTAATGATAAAGCGAACAGATGTAGCAGCAAACTGGGTTGCATTTGATTCTTCAAGAAATCCAAGCAATTTAACAAATCTTGGCCTTAACCCAAATGGTGATCTTGTAGAATTTACCGCAGTAGGCTCAGCATTAGATTTTTTATCTAACGGAATTAAAATGCGAGGCGCAGGACTTGAAACAAATGTTTCTGCTGGAACTTACATTTTTGCAGCCTTTGCAGAAGTACCAAGCAAGTACGCTCTCGCCCGCTAACAAAGTAACTTATGAAGTACCTACTCGAACGACTGAAAGAGCCATCCACTTGGCGCGGACTGTTTGCACTATTGACTGCCGTTGGCCTAAAGCTGCACCCTGAGATGCAAGAAGCCATCTTAACGACTGGACTTGCACTTATCGGCATGATTAACGTCGTGCGGAAAGAATCAAATGATACCAAACCTACTGCAAATCTTGCGCCTGTGGCTGGAAATCAAGGCTAAACGAGCATCTTGGGAACTTGAGCGTGATATAGCCAAATACTGTGATGATGTCGAAACTCAGATTATCGAAGCTAGGGCCAATGGCCGTGATGCTCTCGCTGACAGGTTGCGCCACCAGTTCACACGTTCCAGCAAGATACTTATATCCACCCAACAAGGAAATCCTTGAGCTTCAAGCTGGGCAGACGTATACTGCCGATGTGGCGCAGAAATGGCATTCAGATGCTCGATATCAACGACTTGAGTTGGATCTATTGAATGCAGTTTCTACCGCCAAGCAGGCACAACATAGATGAACCTAAAAGATGCTGGTATTGATATTGGCCTTGCTGTTGCTGGTTTGTTTGGAGCGATCTTGATGTCATCTAAACAAGCCGGGCAAAACCTTCCGCGCACTATTACCTCTTTAATTGGAGGAGCAGCTAGCGCAAATTATGTTACTCCGCTTCTTCTTAAGGTTGCGCATCTAGACAGTGAGCCACAATATGGATTTGCCGCAGGCTTTTTGCTTGGCTTCTGTGGGCTGAGAGCTGTTGAGACATTGAGTGAAAAGCTGATTCCAAAACATGAACCTGAGCCTACTAGTCCTACTAAACGCCTGCGCAAATAGTGTCCTGGCTATTTCAGCGATTCACTTGTGGCTAAAAGTATTTGGCCACGAGGATAGTGCTATTTACAGGCACAAATACGCTTCTTATCTCTGTAAGCTTGCAACTACGGTGACGATCTGTGGAAGCGTAGCCAACATCTTTGCACACCAAGAGCCGCCTGTAACTGAGTTCATCCTTAATATTGGGGTGGCCTGCAACTATGTGTGGCTATCTTGGTTCAGTTCAATCTCCGAGCCAGTTAAACCCGCAGCTAAACCATCAGCCCCTAAGACCAATGGAAAGCCCAAGCGAAATGTTCGAAGACCTTAAGGAGATTGGCTCCGTCTTGGGAGTCAACTTTGCCGCTATCGCTCTGTCTCTGTCGGAGATCGAGCAGACGGTCCGCATTGTTGGCGGCATTGCTGCGATTGTATACACTTTGGCTAAGATCTATAAACTGCTTCACAAATGATTGACGAACGCTCGGCTAAATACCTAGACACTCTACTTCCTGAAGTTCGGGATGCTTTCGCTGACTTCTTGATTGAAGCTAAGGAGCTGGTTGCAAAGGAAGGGTTAGACTACAAGATTATCTGTGGCACTCGCTCTTGGGAGCAGCAAGAGGCGCTGTACGCCAAGGGACGCACTGCACCAGGACCAAAGGTGACCAACGCCAAGGCTGGATCCAGTATGCATAACTTTGGTCTGGCTATCGACTGTGGCGTATTCAAGGGCAAGGCGTACATGGACGATGGCACGCCTGCGGATAAGAAGATTGCTGACATGATGCATAAACAAGCCTCGACGCTGGCTGCAAAGCATAAGCTACGTTGGGGTGGCAACTTTAAATCGCTTTATGATGCGCCTCATTTTGAGTATAATACTCCTTACACTCTTAGTGAGCTGTGCGCTCGCAGAGAAGCCAAGAAATCCTTAATCGCTTAATCTTATGCCCAAGTCAATGTTTGATATCTTCAGTGGCAGTTTAAACGGAAAGGCGCGTTCTTGCCCAGAGTGTGAGTCTCCAATGGAATCTAACGGCTGCTGCTCAGAGTGTGGGTATGGTGAGGAGGAGGACATGGAGGAAGAAGAGGACGACAGCGTAGAAGACATGCATAAAGAGCGCATGATTGAGATTCGCGACGATTTACAGCGGCTTGTCGATAAGATGAGCAAGCTGGCTGGAGACAAAAAAGAAGAAGAGCCTGAGAATGAAAGCTACATGCTTCCTACAGTTTTTGCGGTAAGAAAGACGGTTGCACCTAACTAACAATGGCACAAGAAATTCAGGCTGAAGGTGATGACATGTTCACCGGGTTTGCGAGTCGTCTTGACCCTGCAAACCTGAAGCCTAGCATCTTGCAGTCTAGCTTTAACGCTCGTTTGCAGCGTGGTATTGCCCAGCCAAGAAAGGGAACTAAGCGGCTTACAGAATATGACCTTATTGAGCTGACGATGGTTGGTTCTGGTTTGTACGTTGACGCTAATGGCCACGACAATATTGTACTGGTTTTTACGGACAGGATGTATCTGTACAAGCCTGCTCAAGGGCAAGATCCTGAAGAATTAGATGGGCCATATTTATTTCCAACAGGAAGAACAATTGATATAGGCGGCATCTGCGACGTAGTAACGGCGCTTAATAAGGTGTACATCTTTCGCGGCAAGTACGACAAGACGACATTTACTGCCACTGAATCAAACAGTGACATTCTTAATGGCGCAACCGGCACGATTACAATTACGACGACCCTGCCACATGTCTACTCTAACGGTGACGAGGTTACAATTGGACGCACAGATGGCGCTGACGTGCCAGGACAAGCCGTTACCGGCAGCTATGTCATTACGGTGACTAGCCCAACCACGTTTACGTTTCAATATAAGAATACCACGGGAGTAACTTACACAACTCGGACTGCACAAACAGGCTGGACGGCTCGCCGTGGATTAGCGCCACTTGTTTGGCAGGATGGCTTAACGTCAGTTACGTTTGCGCAGCAGAAGTTCACTATAGACGGGACTACAGTAACAGGTATCACGCAGTCTGTGCCATGCGCTGATTTTGGACTGTACTTTCAGAATCGGCTTATCCTTAAGTACGGCGACTATCAGATGCTGGTAGGCGACATCTTAAGTGAACAGTGCGATACGACGCTGAATAACTTCGTCATCAATACTGGCGGGAATGACTCGATTGTAGGTGTGCTGCCATGGGTACAAGACCAGTTCTTGGTCTTTATGACCAACAGCATTTATATTGTTTATGTCGAGACGGACAACTTTGCGGTAGATTCGCCTCCTGGGGCTAATAGCGCCACGACAGTAGTGACGACTGAAATTGGTTGCCTTGCTAGACGGTCTATCGTGTCTGCTGGACAGTTTGTGTTTTTCCTATCTGCCAATGGTGTACACATGCTGACGCCACAGCTTGATCTAAAGCTGCTTGGCAACACACTGCCACTGAGCGAGCCAATTGCAGACTTCTTTGACACTGTTAACTTTGACACTGTTCAAAACTCAGTCGCAACTTACTATAACAACCGCTTCTACATTGCCATGCCGACTGGCTCGGCTACTAGGAACGATAAGATCCTAATCTACAACACACTGAACCAAGCATGGGAGTCAATTGACTATTATCCTGCT